TTAAAGACCCTCGTTATACCAAAGATTTATGTTGGATTAAATGTCAAGATATTTGTCATTATATGTTAAATAGAGAACAATATAATGATGATGAATGTATTATACATGATTTTGACATGTCTAAGTATAAAGAATTGGAAGAACAAGGATATAAACCATATTCATCTTGGTTTGAATCAATGTCTAAAAAATTCAAATACGATAGACGTAAAATTTCACAGGAATTAGAGTGTGATTTTTTAGGTTCAGGAGATGGTGTAATTCCTAGTGACCTTCAACAGCAAATTGCTAAAAATATGATTAGGGAGCCTAAAGAAAAATATATGCAGGGTACTTTTTGGCAATGGAAAGAGCCAGTTCAAGGACATCGTTATATTATGGGTGTGGATGTTAGTAGAGGTGATAGTGAAGATTTTTCATCAATAAATATTGTTGATTTTGATGATAGAGAACAAGTTGTTGAATACGTTGGTAAAATACCTCCGGATGATTTAGCAACAATTGCATATAAATGGGGTATTTTATATGATGCATTTATTGTGATAGATATTACAGGTGGTATGGGTATTGCAACATCTAGAAAGTTGCAAGAGATGAATTATAGAAATTTATTTATTGATGGTATAAATGTTAAAAATATTTGGGAGTATAACAGCAAAGCCATGGAAAAAATTCCTGGATTAAACTTTAATAATAAACGTACACAAATTGTTGCTGCATTTGAAGAACAAGTTAGGAAAGGGTTTGCAATTCGTTCAACTAGATTATTAAATGAACTCAATACGTTTGTTTATATCAATGGTCGACCTGACCATATGAAAGGCGCACATGATGATTCAATTATGAGTATGTCTATGGCTTTATATGCTGGTGACATATCTTTTAATCAATTAGAAAGAAATAGTAATCAAAATAAAGCTATGATTGAATCTTGGGTTTCTTCTGAAAGAACTTACGATGCTAAACAAACATTTTATTCATATGGGTCAACTTTAGATGCTATTGGTTCAATGTCAATTGATAATCCGGGTCAAATTTTTCACAAAGATAACCCAACAGCAATACCCAAAGAGGCTTATCAAGAGTATTCTTGGTTATTTGGCTCAGGTAGAAGATAAGATACATTTTTTAAAATATTTGAGTTATATTATAAAGAAAACTATTTATATACATGGCAGATCAAAATATCACCGTCTTTCAGAGATTGACTCAAATGTTTGGATATCCAAACCAAGCTAGAAAAGAAGAAACAACTTCATTCAATTTCAGTAAAGATGAATTATTAAAAACAGATAGTAGAGAAGAATTTGAAAAAGCTTTATTACAAGCACAACAATCTTCCTATATTGCTGATAAGTGGACAAAATTAGATCAATCATTATACAATCAATCGGTTTATTATGAACCAAATAGATTAGCTGCGTATTATGATTATGAATCAATGGAATTTACACCAGAAATATCAGCTTCACTAGATATCTATTCAGAAGAATCAACAACAATGTCTGAAAAAGGTGAAATTTTAACAATATTTTCAGAATCAGATAGAATTAAAGAAGAATTAGAAGATTTATTTCAAAATAAATTAGACATCAATACGAACCTACAAATGTGGGCTCGCGGTATGTCAAAATATGGTGATAACTTTGTATATCTAAAAGTTGATCCTGAAAAAGGTATTATTGGTTGTCAACAATTACCAAATATTGAAATTGAAAGAATTGAAGGTGCGGCATCAAAAACACCAACACAAATAGACCCAAAAGTTCCAAGTCGTGAATTACGTTTCCAATGGAAAAATAAAGATATGGAATTTCAAGCGTGGGAAATGGCCCACTTTAGAATTTTAGGTGATGATAGAAAACTTCCATATGGTACATCAATGTTGGATAAAGTTAGACGTATTTGGAAACAATTACTTTTAGCTGAAGATGCTATGTTGATTTATAGAACAACAAGAGCACCAGAAAGACGCGTATTCAAAGTATTCGTTGGTAATATGGATGACAAGGATATTGAACCATATGTACAACGTGTTGCAAATAAGTTTAAAAGACAAGCTGTGCCTGATCCTCGTAATGGTCAAGTAGATATGAGATTTAACCAAATGGCTGTTGATCAGGATTATTTTATTCCTGTTCGTGATGCTAGCGCGGCAAATCCAATTGATACATTACCTGGCGCACAAAACTTAGGTGAAATTGCTGATATTGAATATATTCAAAAGAAATTATTGGCGGCATTACGTATTCCTAAAGCTTTTTTAGGTTTTGAAGAAGTTGTTGGTGATGGTAAAAATCTTGCATTGATGGATATTCGTTTTGCAAGAACAATCAATAAAATTCAAAAATCTTTAATACAAGAATTAAATAAAATTGCTTTAATCCATTTGTACCTTTTGGGTATGGAAGATGATTTAAACAATTTCAGTTTATCTTTAACTAATCCATCAACACAATCAGATTTATTAAAGATTGAATCATGGAAAGAAAAAGTCACATTATATAAAGACGCAACATCTGACCAATCTCAAGTTGGTATACTTCCAGTATCTCATACATGGGCTAAGAAAAACATTCTTGGATTTAGTGATGCTGATGTATTATTAGATTTACAACAACAAAGACTTGAAAGAGCTATTGGTGCTGAATTAAATAATACACCTAAAATTATTAAACGTTCAGGTTTATTTGATGATGTTGATGCTAAGTATGGTATTTCTGAAGATGAAAGAGAAAAACTTGAGGCATCAGGTGCATTAGCTACTCCAGGTGCTGAGGGTGGTTTGGGTGGTGGAATGTCGGCCCCAAGTGGTGGTGGTGAACCTCCTTTGAGTGAAGATTATGTTCCATCAAAAAAGAGCAAATCAAAAAAATCAAAAATATTAGGAATGTTAGGTGATGATAATTTAGACATAAAGGATTTATTTGATATGGATAAAGCGCAACAGAATATTTATGAAATAGAAAATAAATTGAACGATATATTAAACGATTAAAAATGACAAAAGTAGGACTATTAAAATCCAAATTATTAAAGAAATTAACTGAAACATATTCAACTGATAATAAGGTTGAAATGAAAAGTATATTAAAATTGGTTAAAGAAAATAAAGATTTCAAAGATTTATATTTGTTTTATGAAGAAATGGAAAACAAGTATTTTGATGATAAAGAAGTAGCTAACTTATATGTAGAAGAGTTGACTAAATTTTTAAAAAGTAAATCACCTAATTTAATGGAATTTGCTAATTCATTGGACCAAAAATTGGGTGACCAACAAGTAAACGAAAATGAATTATATAATGCTTTAGATACGTTATTAGAAGAAGATTCATTAAATAATATTGATAAGAAAGTTATATCTAAAAAGAAGCTAGTTGAACATTTAACAACTAAAAAAGTTTCAGTTCAAGTTGAAGATGCTACACATACTGCAAATGAAAATTTATTACATGCTGTATTAGCTAATAATTTCAACGTATTATATGGTAAAACATTGAGCGAAGACCAAAAAGAACAATTAAAACATATATTAGCGTTAACTGAAGATGAGTTAGCGTTACAAACAACTGAATTAAAAGAATCTATTTTGAATCAAGTTAATACATTATTATCTGAATCAACAGATAACGATTTTAATACTAAATTAAATCAGGTAAAGGATGAGGTACAACAAATGGAAACCTCAAAGTATAATTTCTTTAAACTAACAGAATTGAAAAATGGTCTTTAATTAAGACCATTTTTTATTTGTTGAACATAAACCGCTTTTAATTTTTGCGTTCTGTTTTTAACAGATGGTTTTACAAACTGTTGTCTATCGCGCAATTTTTGTATTTGGCGACATTTTTGAACTTTATTTTTATAAGTTCTTAGTGCTGTTTCAATGCTTTTTTCTTTTGTTACGTCAATAATAATCATATATATAAATATTAAAAAATAATAAGAAATTTTTTTGGTATAATGAAATAAATTATGTATTATTATTAAAACACCACATAATATAATATGATTATGATATAAATGAAAACAGGTAAATTCATCAATTTAGGAATTTATAATAATGTAAAAATTGGTTACGGAACAGTAGACTTTAAAAATCTAAAAACAATTTATTTAAAATTTAATTCTTGGTTGCAACCAGAAATAGAAGACGAGGATTTTGATGGGATAATCTCCAAAACAAGACGTCAGATAAAACAAATGATATATGGGTTAAAAAATCCGTATTTTAAAAATCAATCCATTGTTGATTTAGATATTAGGGTAAAAGGATTAAAGCTAGAAAAAAGGTCCTTTATGAATCTAGAAATAACATTATATGTGGATAATCAATTTGATATTAAATCAAAAGAAATTAAATTTTTTATTAAAGAATTATCAGAAAATGTTATTGAGG